GATTGCAACCTACACTGGCAACGGCTCTGGTGGCGCTACGGTGGGCCACGGTCTTGGCGTAAGTCCGGCGATGGTTTTTACTAAGTCCAGAAGCAACTCAACAAACTGGATGGTTTGGCATCAAAATCTAACCGCCAACTACGCTTTTGAAGGACTAAATACAACCGGAGCAGAAGTCAACGGAGGTTCTCCTTCTAAGTATGTTCGTTCAGTTTCTTCAACTCTTGTGACAATTGGTAACGACATATCGGTAAACCAAAGTGCTTCTTACACTTATGTTATGTACTGCTTCGCACCAGTAGCGGGGTATAGCGCATTTGGAAGTTACACAGGTAATGGATCAAGCACAGATGGGCCGTTTGTTTATACGGGCTTTCGTCCAGCCTATGTGTTAATTAAACGCTCATCCGCTATTGAGGCATGGTGTGTTATGGACTCCAAGCGGGAAGGATACAACGTAGACAATGACCCGCTGTTTGCTAATTTAACTAACGCCGAGGGAACGCAAGATTTTTTAGACTTGCTATCTAATGGTTTTAAACTTCGCTCTACCGACACAGGTGTAAACGGAAGTGGAACCTACATCTACGCCGCCTTTGCCGAAACACCCTTTAAGTACAGTTTGGCCAGATGATTAACGGAGAATAAAATGTTTCAACTCAATGGCAACCCAATCTCAATAGATTCTGAAGTAACCATCAATGGAGTACGTTATCCTCACTTAAGAGAGCCAGCCCTGCGTGAGCAACTAGGCATTGTAGAGGTAGCAGATCCTGAGCAGTATGACCAGCGGTTCTACTGGGGCGTAGGCAATCCCAAACTTCTAAATGACCGTGAGGAAGTAGACCAAGACGGAAACCCCATGTATGTCAAAGTCTTGGGTGAGGTCAACGGACAACCTGCGATGGTTGACTCCACAGAGCGTCTGGTCACCAAGGGACTCAAGAGCCAATGGACTGCTCAGGTCAAGACCACGGCAGGTTCTATGCTTGCCCAGACCGATTGGATGGTGATCCGCAAGGCAGAGCGAAATGTAGACATTCCCGCCACGGTGGTTGCAAAGCGGGCGGCGATTGTGGCTGAGTGCGATAGGCTTGAAGCAGCCATCACAGGCTGTGCAGATGTAGAAGCATTGATTGCGGTAGTTGGCAACCAAGGATGGCCTGCATAATGGCTACAATCGTAGAGGTCAAAGGCCAACTTGACACCCACGAAGCTGTCTGTGCTGAACGCTACTTGGGAATCAACGCCAGGCTCAAGCGCATTGAGCTTGGATTGATTGGTGCGGCAACCGCACTCATTGCCACAATGGGTTGGGCAATCAATCTTCTAATTAACTTAGTGGCAAAGCTGTGAAATTTTTAGGCAGGTTATTGGTCGCAGCTGGCCTGCATCTACAACGTATTGGATACAGGCTCACCCGTGACAAAGCTACCTGAACCAGGCAATCCAGCAGATGTGGCCAGGCAGGCCCTGGGCGGCATCAAAGAGGCCATCAAGGTTGGTCGCGAGATCAAGCAAACCGGGGCCGAGGTCTCCAACTTTCTCGATGAGGAGGCCAGAGCTCGCATTGCCTGGAAGCGCAAGCAGCTCCAGCTGCAACGCCGAGGTGACCTGGTATTCATCGATGCCGGCAACGAGTACCGCGAGGTGCGAAAGATTAGGGCAGCCGAGGAGGGTATGTACCAGGATGTGGAGAAAGAGTTTGGCAAAGCTGCGGTCACAGAGGTAAAGGCATTGATCACACAGATGCGAAAAGAAAACAAGATACTAGATCACGAGTTCCAGCGCCTGCGAACCGAGGAGCGGCTGACTTGGATCATTATCTTTACTCTGTCCGGGATCATTTACGCAACATTCAAACTGATGGGTGCGTGGTGACAACCATTGCTGCAAATTTTTTGACAGGCGAGATGGCCGCAGACTCAATGGTGAGCTCTGACGATAGCTACTATCTGATAAACAAATTGCGCCGCGGCAAGGGTTGTATTTACGGCGGCGCTGGGGACTTTGAGAAACTGCTCAAGTTCTACCAGGTGTTAGACCAGGGCGGGGACTTGGATTCGGATACAGACATCAGCATTCTGATGCTCAACGCACAGGGACTGTGGGTATACGAGAGCTCTGTCATACCCGTACCAATCAAAAATCCATTCTTTGCTATTGGAACCGGGGCCGGGTACGCAATGGGGGCCATGCACCTGGGCAAGAGCCCACGCGAGGCTGTAGAGATTGCCTGTATGTACGACACCAGCTCGCACGGGCCAATCGATGAGATGAAATTGGAGAGAGTGCGTGGCACGAAAAAAAATACCTGACGAAGAAATCATTGCAGCGATGAAAAAGTTTGGCAGCTCCAAGCTTGCCGCCGAACACATTGGTATGTCTGTCCGGGCTCTTTGCCACCGCAAAGCAAAAATTCAAGAACAATATGGCGTTGTGTTGCCAGCCTACTCAGCGAAACAACACACCGTTGCCAACACATACATTCCAGATAACCGCAGGGTGATCCAGCACACGGTAGACAATGGCCATGTGTTCATTGCTAGCGACTGCCACTACTGGCCAGGTGAATCTACCGTAGCTCACAAAGCATTTGTTAAATTGCTAACTGAGTTTAAACCTAAAACGGCCGTGCTCAATGGTGACGTTTTTGATGGGGCTAGAATTAGCCGCCACGCCGCATTGATGGGTACTAACCCACCAACACCAAAGCAAGAACTTGAGGCTTGCCAAGATCGATTAGACGAGATTGCAAAGGCATCTAAAAACGCAATCAAATTTTGGACCTACGGTAATCACGATATACGTCTCTTTAATTTTGCGGCCCAAAATGCACCAGAGTTATCTGAGTTCACCGATTTGTTTTCGTACTTCCCAGGCTGGCATACGGGGTGGCGAGTGGACATCAATAAAGATGTGGTTGTCAAACATCGATGGGCCAATGGCCAACACGCCGTGTACAACAATACTTTGCGTTCAGGGAAATCATTTGTAACCGGCCACCTACACAAACTGATGGTGACACCGTGGACGGACTATAACGGGCGCAGATACGGCGTAGACACGGGAACTCTTGCAGAGCCTACTGGAGACCAATTTGTCTATGTAGAAGAAAACCCTGTTAACTGGTGTGCGGGGTTCTGCGTGCTTACGTTTGAGAACGGCAAGCTGCTGCCACCAGAGCTCTGTGAGGTGATTGATGGTGTTGCCTACTTTAGGGGCCAGCGCGTATGAGCCCGTGGCTTATTATTTTTGTGGGCTGTGTTTACGCCTACATAGGATTTGAACAGGGCACCAAGGGCAATCTAGCGATGGCCATTGTGTTTGCCGGGTACGCCTTTAGCAACATTGGTTTATATCTCGCAACGAAAGGATAACGATGCTACCAATAGCAGCTCTGCTCTCAATCGGAGAGAAGGTTTTAGACAAGGTTCTGCCTGATCCAGGCGCGAAGGCAGAGGCCCAGGCCAAGCTTATGGAGATGGCACAGAAGGGCCAGCTCGCGGAGCTCGAGTCTCACGTCAAGGAGATGGACTCAGCCCGCAAGCGCGAGATTGAGATTGCCACCAGCGCAGCCGCTCCAATACTTAACAAAATTGTTACACCCATCCTGGCGCTCGGTACCGTGGGGCTCACGTTCATTTTGTTTGCGGTCATTATTTTTGTGGACGTTGACGCTAACTCTAAGGACATTCTGATCTATGTCCTGGGCGCACTAACCAGCGCAGTCACAATGGTGCTCGGCTACTACTTTGGATCGAGCGCGGGGTCAAAAGAAAAGAGCCAACAGCTTGACGAGATACTGGACAAGAAGAAATGAACCTGACCGACAACTTTACTTTAGAGGAGCTGGTTAAAAGCGAGACAGCTCTTCGCCACAACATTGACAACACACCAGGGGAGATTGAAATTGAAAACCTTAAAAGACTATGTGAAAAGATTCTTCAACCTGTTAGAGAGCATTTCAACACGGGGGTCAAAGTCAACTCCGGTTACCGCAGCCCAGCCGCCAATCAAAAAGTCGGTGGCTCGCCCACGTCGGACCACTGCAAAGGGCAAGCAGCGGACATCGAAATCCCAGGCATCCCGAACGCGGACCTAGCAATCTGGATCATGGACAACCTGGAATACACCCAGCTCATACTTGAGTTCTACACGCCGGGTGTTCCAGATTCTGGGTGGGTCCACGTTTCATATGACCCAGGAAACCTTAAAAAACAAAACCTAACAGCGACCAAGCAGGCAGGCAAAACAGTCTACCTGCCTGGTCTGGTTGCCTAAAAAACAAACCTGGGAGCGCAGGTAACGTCCACCACAATGTCTGTGGTGAATCCGTTGATCTTGCGCTTTCCGTTTATAACGACAGCTCTCAGGCCAGAGCTCTCGCACTCTCTCACGGCGATGATGACCTCATTGCGAGACATCGCTTGCACCTGCTTGTCCATCACAATCTCTTGCGTCTTTGGCGCATCAACTGTGGGGTTGGCTGCGCACCCAGACACCAACAAAACTAAGGCTAGATATCTCATGCTGCCTCCCCCTCTAACATGGCACCCAGCGTGGCCAGGCGCTTACTGTAGGCCGCCGTGTGATTGATTCTGTCTGCGGGTGTAATTTTTTTCATCACAGATTCGTTGGCCTCCTTGAGCTGGCGCAGAGCTGTCATCCTCTCCCGAGGTGGGCGCAGCTTTGCCCTGGCTGTCTTGTCTGCCATCACTTCGTAGGCCGCGGCCCAATCAGATAGCGTCGAGTATTCGGCTACGGGTTCATCTTTGCCAGGCACAAATAGGTGGTGGCACGACTCAGGCTTTCCCTCGGGCTCCTGGGCGACCTCCTCTTCCATCTGAGCTGATGCCTGCTCCACCTCAACATGGTGGCGCTGGCCGTCGTCGCCCTCTGCGGCGGGCTCCGGCAGATCAGGTAGGGCAACCATAGGCTCCGGCTTTGGGAGGGCGTCTAGCGGGTTCCTGGTCGCCTTCGCGGGGGTGATGTCTCTCTCTGGTTGGCCTGGGAAATCTTGGGCCTCCTCGACGGTGATCAATCCCTTGAGTACATCTGGGAACGCATCGCGCAGCGCAAAACCCCGAGCTCTCATCTGCATCATTCGCTTTGGGTACGCCTGCCATGGGCCGGCCTTGCCCCAGAGCCCAGCTCGCTTTGCGTCCTCGACTGAGAACTTGACCGTGACCGGAGTGCGCCCCTTGCGCTTTGCCACGCAAATCGCCACCGGGTTTGGGCTGCCCTCGCCATCGAAGTATTCCTCGATGTCTTCGCAGACAGGGCTGGCTTGCACCAGCGCCATAGCTGCGTCGCCGTAGACTGATGGCTTGCCGTTTATGCACGCGATGTTCTGCAGTGCCTGGAGCGGGGCCAGGCCCAGCTCGCGCCCCCACTGAATTGCTACCAACACATCTTCTGGCTTTCCCTGGTACGCCTTTGGAACCATCTGTGACTTGGCCAACATATCGGAAAACCTCATGGCCTCATCGAGCGTTACGGGCGCAAAGCCCTGGTTAGTTTGTTGCAGCTGCATTTTTGTTTCCTTTCTTTTTTGGTGTCGAATCTAAACCCTTGATTTCCCCAAGCAAAGCCGCAAGATAAAAAAAGTAATCTTGAATAATCTCTTCTTGCGTTACTTTTGGAAGACCAAAGAAGCGAAGGTCTAAGCTAACGTAACCTTTCATGCCGCCCGATTTCCTATATCTCAGAGTTGCAAGCTTTGGCATTTTTGTCCTCCTTATGTTGATGTTTTGCGGTTTTATCGACACGTTGTTGGTTTGTGTCGATGGCGTGTACACAATTGTGTTGCTCATCAATTAAAAATTGATCCACGGTATCGAGCACGACCGTGACTAGCGCGTCCACTACGTCCATTGCGCGGTCTCGATTCATAAAGGCGCCCGGTGTTCGATTGGCAGCATCAAAACACAGCGCCTGCAGCTTAAGCGCCGCCTGCAACCGTGAGTTCATAAGCTTTTGGTCTTTTGGGCTCATTTATTTTTTACCTCCTTAATTGATACGGTGGACTGTCTGATGGTGTATGCATCCTTCGCCGGAACGGTCTTGGCTGGCTGCGCCTTGTAGTTTTTAATTGGCCACTTGATGACATACTGGCCAGCGACACCACCCTCGGCGTTTCCAAGCAGCGACTTGATTGCTTGCTCGCTTGCGGCAACGTCGTCTTCTAATTTTTTAATTTCATTTTTAGCTGACAATATCGAGGCCGCGAGGATAGCTGCGCGCTCATCGAGCTGCAGTGTCTCCTCCGTGACGGGGTATGGTCCGCGGCGCTCTGGCCAGCGCTCTCCGTCCACCGGTGGATAGTAGTCAATCTCGCCGGTCTCCTTCCACTTGTCTAGCTTGTCTTGGAACTCTCTGGATACCCTGGCAATGTAGTCGATAGTTTCCTGGTGCGGCTCAAATAAAAATATCCGCAGGGCCGTGCCACGGTAGAGCGTGGCCACGCATCCCCACTTCGCGTGGACAATGTCCATCTGCGCCTGCAGCTGGATAGGCCCGCGCCACAGTGGCGGGGTGTCTTCTACGTCCATCGAGGTTAACTTGGCCTCGAGCACTCCGACGCCATCTAGTCTGATGCTGTCAGCTCCGACGACATATATGCCGGATTCTGGATCGTGGTGGATCACCTGGCCGCCACCATCTCCGGTCCCATCGAGGGAGCAGCACAGCGGCAGCTCCGCGTGGTACCTGGCGCTGGGGTGATCGATTACCAGGTCAGACAGGCGCAGGCGCTCGGCGGCCTGGGACAAAATGAGGGGCTCCATGAGATTACCCCAGGCCATGGCCTCATTGCCAATGTCTTCGCGCTCGATAAACTGCATCGCGTTGATTGAGCACTCGAGCTCATCATTTGGGGTCCGGTACTTCGATAGTCCCATGACAGCTGTGAGACGAGATGCCGACAGCATTGTGTCGGGCGTGACTTTACTTACCATTTTTCTTTCCCTTCAATTTAATTAGTCGATAGCTAGCGTAGCGCTTGCCGTTGCTGTAAATCATGGTGGTGTGAATGTTGTGGCCAATATCGCGTAGCTCTGCGATCCTGGCCGCCAGGCGAAAGCACTGGCACCCGGCCAGCGCAGCGATTGGCGTAACGTGAACACCGCGTTGCAGCTCCTCAAGAATCCACTCATTCTGTCTCATGGGGTGAGCTCCTCAGACAAACATTGCGGTCAGGATCACAGCCGCCAGGCACACGGTTGCAATTACCTTGAGCCAGGTCGGGTCTTCGTCCTGGGCCGGCTCCACCGGCAGGTTGTCACGCCAGCTGCGGGCAAAGTTGGTACGCGGGTCAACGAAGTGGTCTTGCTTTACTTTTCTCATTGATTTTTCCTCTAGTTTAGTTATCGAATGGTGCGTGGTTCTGCAGCTGATCGACCATCTTGCCCAGCTCTCTCTTCTGCTGGGCGGTCAATCGGTTGCAGTGAATGCGGTCGGAGCGGTGGACCACCCAGCCAATGGCCAGGGTGAATCCCACAATGCCGACCAGAAACAGAACGCCATACATCAGGCGGCCCGTCTCATTAGGTTGGCCACCTGGCTAGGCGACCATGTGATATTGCCGCGTGGCGTACATACGCCGCGAGCTGACAGCGCAGCTGCAATGTCGCGCAGCGACTTGGACCCGGTCTTGGCTATGATCTCGCGGACCACTGGACCAACGCGGTTGGCAAACGCATCTGCGCTTGCCTGGACGGCCTCGACGCCTGCAGCTGATGCTTTGGCTGGGTTTGGGGACCCAAGCTTGACCCCGCGGGCCTTGGCCGCTGCCAGGGCCGCCTTGGTGCGGCGAGATATCTCCTCCCGTTCGTGCTGGGCGAAGATAGCGCGCATACCGAAATCAAGGGTGCCAGCGTGTGGCATATCTGCGGCCACAATGTTGATACCGGAGCCGCGCAGCGTAAACAGAAACCCGGCATCACGCGATAGGCGGTCAATCTTGGCAATCAGTAACGCGGCCTTGAGTTTCTTGGCCATCGCAATCGCGGCTGCGAGCTGCGGGCGATCATTGTCTTTGCCGGACTCGATCTCGGTGAACGAGTGAACAATTTGTGTAGCGTATGACGCTACAGCTGCTTGCTGGGCCTCGAGGCCGAGGCCAGAGGCGCCCTGCTTGTCGGTGCTGACGCGGTAGTAGGCAACGTATTTTTCCATGATTAAGCCCCTACCAAATGCTTAATCAGGATTGACTTTGCGTGCTCTGCGTCTTTGGCCGCGTAGTCAGGGCAAATGCTTTGCTCTGTGCCGTTGTCATAAACAGCAACCCACCATGCTGGGATTGTCGCTTTGATGCGAGCGTTATAGCGCTCTGGCTGTAAGTAGATTTCAACTAATTTCATTTTCAACTCCTGTATCTCGGTGGTTGGTGATTGCACTGTGCAATACAAAACGAATAGTGCCTAAGTTGTTTTGCAATGTCAAACCCCCTGTAAGCAGGTAATTTATAGGTGGTTTCCCTAATATTGGTTGCCCATGATCGCATTCGGTTATTATTCGGTGCATTCACAGTGCTACCAAAGGAACTAAATGGCAACCCAGAACCGCCCACTGATGGTTAGGCTGCGCCCTGACACGCGTCAGCTGCTCGAGAGGGCAGTTGAGGACCAGCGCCGCAGCCGCTCTAGCCTGGTCGAGCAGGCCCTGCGCGAGATGCTCGAGGCCAGGTACGCGGATGTCGCGTCTAGGCTAGATCAGATGTTGGGCGGTGTGCGATGAATGGCCGGGGCAGAAGAAACAAGGGAGCCACTGGCGAGCGCGAGCTGGCCGGGATACTCTCTGACCAGCTGGGGTTCGAGGTCAAGCGCAAGCTTGGCCAGGCCAGGGACGGTGGCCACGACATCGAGATAGGGCGGTTTTGCATCGAGGTCAAGCGCCAGGAGCGCCTGGCCATCGAGGATTGGTGCAAGCAGGTCGAGCTCTCGGTTACCACCAGCTCACAAATCGATTCTGAGGGCTCTGTGGGCTCGCCTGTGCCCGTGGTGATATTTAGGCGCTCTGGGCAGCCCTGGAGGGCCGTGGTGCCCTTGGATTGGTTCTGTAAGGCAGTGAGGGAGGACCTCGGTGGCTAACGAGCTATACAGGCACGTCACACTGAGGGAAGAGGCCGTGTTGGGCACCAGGTGGTGCTCGCACTGTATGCATCGACGACCAATTGAGGGTGGCATATGGAAGATGTTGAACGGGGGAAAGAACCGGCGGTGGCAGTGCCTGAGTTGCGCAACGAACCAGAAGTTGAGAGCTGCTCAGACTGCAAGAACGTAAGTTTTAGGGGATGGTTTCTGTGGTGTCGATTCTTTGATAAGCCAACGACCGGGAGGGTCAACGGATGTTCCGCATACCAACGAGAGTGACGAGCTACGCTGCCGGTCTTGCGGCTGTGTGCACCCTGATTCTCGGATGGTCAATCTGTCTTACGGTGGCGCTGTTGGGAATTATTCTGAAAAGTATTTCTTGCACGGCGAGGCTGCGTGGGTGCTCAAGAAGTATCGCTCCAAGAGGACCCGCCTGGCTTACCTCGATGCTGTGGAAGAGAAAAGGGGGCGAGCCGCCCGAGTGGCGCTACGGGAAGAGATGATGAGGATATGGGAACACAAACAAACACAGCGGAAGTGATCGAGTTCAAGCTGCCCAAGCGGCCCAAGATAGTCGAGAAGGACGCCCCACCGGATCAGCGCAGCCTGGCGGTGGTTCCGCTGAGAGCTATCCGAGACAGGGCCCTGACTGACGGTCAGCTGCGAGCTCTGGCCATTCTGTGCTCCTACTGCAACCGGGCTGGGATAACTTGGGTGAGCCAGGGCAGGCTGGCCAATGATATGCAGGTGAGCCAGCAATCGATATCAAAGCACCTGAAGGCTCTGTCAGCTGCTGGGTATATCGAGGTCACCGCCAAGGGATTCCGGGGCGAGAGAGCCAACACCACGAGGGTGATCTACGACCCAACGGTCACCCAGGTGGATGCGATAGCTATCACTAGCGGCCAGGAAGACACCAGGCCACCAGAGACAAGGCGCAGGGAGACCAAAGAGATGGCCCAGCAAGGAGAGGATGTAACCCGGTCGGGAAATAACCAGCCATCACAGGCCAACAAAG